ACCCATCATTAGGGCAGCCCCCACACTGGAGGAAAGGCACATCATACCTAAACCTGCAATCATCGCCATTTGAGCCATTGTTATATACTTTACTTTAAGTTTTTTTTTCGGTTAAAGAAATAACCTGCCTTTAATTTAATGGAAGATTGTGATGTGTGTTGTGAAAAGTTCAACAAGATAAATCACAAAAAAGTTGAATGCCCCTTTTGTGATTTAGTCAGTTGTAGGTCATGCTGTCAACGATACATCATAGACTCATTCGAAGACCCTCACTGTATGGGTTGTAAGACTCTATGGAATCGAGAATTTGTCGACACTTTCTGTACCAAATATTTCAGGAACACGACTCTCAGACGACACCGAGAGAATGTCCTCTTTGAGAGGGAAAAGGCACTCATGCCCGAAACACAACCTGAAGTTGAGAGGATACTTTACATGAGAAAACTTCGTCGCATACTTCGTTCACAAAAGGAACGTCTGATAGAACTTCACCACAAGTACAAGACGTTCGAAAATGAGTTTGACCGTGTCCTACAGATTCATCCAGATATTAAGAATCTTTACCGAGATATGGAGCGAGTCTATAAGGAACTTGAGCATGTTCGAAACAGTGGTAGGGTGGTGGATGGTGACCAGGTGAAATTTGTGCGTCAGTGTCCATGTGAAGAGTGCAAGGGGTTCTTAAATGAGCATTGGTTTTGTGGTCTCTGTGATGTCTACTACTGTAAAGAGTGTAACGAAAAGCGCACTGACGGACACCAATGCGACTCTAACGTCGTGGAGACGATGAAACTCCTGAACAAAGATAGTAAATCCTGCCCCAAGTGTGGTACAGTGATTCATAAGACGAGTGGGTGTGCACAGATGTGGTGCATCTCATGTCACACAGCATTCAACTGGCGCACCGGGGAAATCGAGACTGGTCGAATACACAATCCCCACTTTATCGAGTTCAAAAAGAAAACGATGATGTCCCGAGAACATGGTGACATACCATGTGGTGGTGTACCAACCTTCAGGGAGCTGCGTGAAATAGGTGCCACAAACGAGATTCTTCAATACTCTATGGCTATCCATCAAGTCGAGTGGGAAAATATGAACATAGACCTTGAACCTACAAATAATTTACAGATTCGTGTAGCATATATGTTGAATGACATAACTGAGAAAGACTTCAAGGTGTTTTTACAGAGGCAGGAAAAGTTCAAGGAGAAGACGAGGGATATCTCGAACATTTTTGAGATGATGGCAAACACGGGTGGCGACCTCCTCCGACAGTATGTTCTCGAACCCGACCGTCACGACGAAATTGTTGAACTTCTCCAGAAGATTATCGACTATGGAAATGGGGTGTTTGAGACTATACGTAATAGGTACAATAGTAAGATACCTCGAAATATTTCTGTGTGACTACAGTAAGATGATACTTCTCCTATTCATAATCATCATTGTCCTTTACCTGATACCAGTGTACAGGGAACCACGGGTCATGAAAAACTTTCTGACAGATGAGGAATGTGAGTACATCAAGAAGAAGGCTGAGAAGAACCTTCAGACTTCCACCATTGGGAGTGATTACAGGGTTGATGAGCGCATACGTAAGAGTGAGACGGCGTGGTTATCCAAGCGAGACCCTGTAGTTAGGAACATCATCAACAGATGCCTAGAATACACAGACCGACCCTTCCAAAATTGTGAAAAACTCCAAGTTGTTCACTACACACCTGGTGGGTACTATGCACCACACCAAGATGTTATCAGGCACAAGAATAATTTTCGTTTGCATACGTTTATTTTTGCCCTAAATGACGACTACGAGGGTGGTGAAACCGAGTTTCCCAAAATAGAAAAGAAGTTCAAGCTCAACAAGGGTGACGCCCTCTTCTTCGACACCCTCGACAACTACGAACTGGATACGTCCAAGGCTTTACATGGTGGGAGACCTGTAAAGTCTGGTGAAAAATGGGTTTGTAATTTGTGGGTTAATAAACGAGTTTTCTCACCCTAACTGATCCTTAACCTTCTCACGGTTCGCCATGTGGAGTGCCTCAACGTCTGCCTTGTTCTGACCCGTGTAGGGAACGGCGTACCCCTCGTCACACATCCACTTGTTAACATTGGTCCACACCCCATCCTCACACACCCAAACCTCAGCGAGGACACGACCAAACTTACCCCTCGAATCCGCCTCGGGGCATCTGAGTTCGATTTCGATATCATCCTTCTCAGATGCGACCGCCTTCATACACCACTCCTTGAGCTTCTTCTTCGAGAGGAGACCAAACTTCTTCTCTTCAGCGTCCGATGTACGAGACTCGGGGGTATCAATACCTAGGAGGCGAACACGCTGCTTCGTACAAACATCGAAGCCAAGGTCAATGGCGACATCGATAGTATCACCGTCGACCACCTTCTCAAGGGAGGAGACACGGTACTTGAAGTTACAGGGTTCGACGTTATAGGAAGACATCTTCTACTCTGAAGACACTTAAAATCTTTATGCTACGTTAAGATATGAAATGTATCGCAACATTTTCGGAGAACAATCTGTACAAACTTAAACTGAAAAAAACTCGAGTAAATGTTCTAAATGGATTGTACCATCGACCACCTATCAAGAGGGAAGTGAGCAATGAAATTGCGAATCCGAGACTTCGTCTACGGTTCAAGGAAGCCATAGAAGAAGCACAGGAGATATGTGAAGGGGACATCACATCCGAGGCGTGTCATTGGGCGTGGTACGAAGTTGACGAGTTGGAGGATTCACTCATGCGTCGATGATGACTGTGGGTGGTTCATCATCGTATCCGTAGAAGTGAATAGAGATGCCATAGAGTTCATTGAGACGTCCGTTTAATTCCTCATTTATGAACCATTTCCATTCACGCAAATCTGTAGAAAAGTATTCACATCTATCCTCCCCGAAACTACGTTTGAGAAGGAACTCCTCGTAGCGAACCTCTTTCATGAGGGAATAGACAGCCTCCGGAACTGGAACCGTACCCATACGAACGGCATCGAAAATGTCGATGACATAGTACCCACGTGCATCACAGATAATGTTCACCTGTATATCAGGGAACCCTTTGATGAAGGATTCAAAGTCAGCATCACTCGGGAGTGTCGTGAAAATCGTAGGACCAACTTCATCGGGAATCACTTGCAGGAGTGAGGGGTGTGTGTGATATGCGACGGGTGCATCCGACCACTCTGACTCGAGAACACTCGCATCGACGCGTGCCCTCTCCTTAGAGGTGACGTAGGTGAGACCTTTGTAATTCATACATTTGTCATACTTGACCTTACCACCATATTCCCACCTATTCTTTGATGACAACTTACTCACGGATTTCAAATCTCGCACCACAATTTTTGTAATGTGTAACCTGTGTGCGGTCATCCTATATTCATGATGACATTTTTATCCAAGAGTGTAATTTCGCCGAGCTGGTCCCATGTGTAGTACTTGATGGATATGCCAAACTTTCTGCGCATGATGGGGTCTATGTAGTTGTTCACAGCTCGTTTCCATTGGATAGGTGTGGTTTGAATGTATGCCAGGTTGCTCCAAGTGACTGACACCCTTTGAAATGCCTGACCCTGTACGAGACGCCTGAACTCACGGATGACATCATCGATATTGGGTTTGTTCAAGTTTGTTTCGATGAGGTCGATGATGTAGTATCCTTGATTTTCGAGAATGAGATTCGCTTGTATGTTTGGGTATGCGTTTATGTACGTCCTAAAATCAGCTTCACTCGGATATGTGAAAAGTGGAGTTGCGTATTCGGGGACAGGGTGTGTATGATACACGATATATTGGGTCATCTCTTCTTGTGTGGGAGACACAGTGGCGAGTTGTTGGTTTGTACGAGCTGTGGGTCTATTGAACCTGACATAGTTTCGGGTATTTGATACAGTGAATGGAATCGAACCCGCATATTCGACACGTTGTTCCCAAGTCTTTTTGTAAATATCCTGAAGTTCTTTGATTGTTTTACGGCTCAAACGAACAGATAAGAGACTGGCGTTAGTACCTGTGACTGTACCTAGATTAAACGCATCCCTGGGTATGTTCACACGCCTAAAATTACGAGCGAGGCGATTGATGGCAGCGTTGATTTGTGTCATTCGCCTTTTCCTTTCCACTTCACGACGCCTGCTGAGAGCTTGTCTACGTGTAGTGTCGACCTTGCGTTTCTCCACCGTCTTCGTAGAAGTCTTCTTGACCGAGACCATCTTACTTTAGATAAAGATTTAAATAGATGAACATCTAATGAACATCGAGGCTTTCGCTCGAGAGATATATTCTCAACTGGGTCCTGGCTACAGTGAGAGAGTATATCATAACGCGATGGAGGTATTACTAAGGGAGAAGGGAATTCGTTACGAGTCGGAACGTATCATTCCAATTCCATTTAGGGGACATATAATTGGCAACTTGAGGGCAGACATTATTATTGACAATGAGATTGTTCTAGAGTTTAAAACTATTCGAACTCTGAATGACGCGGCGGAGTTGCAGGGTAGTAACTATCTTCGTCTGACAGGTCTGAAGACGGCGTATCTGGTGAATTACCCCCCTCATCCGGAGCGGGAGGTGGAGGTGAGACGGATTCAAGTAGAATCATCAGAGGAAGAACCCGAGCCAGATTATGATAGAACCTCTGAGATTCCGTATAATGTGTCTGCGGATCTAGGACAGCCATTTGAAGAATATCTTGAGCCCTTTGGAGTAGAGTCCGAGCTTCTTCTAGACAGTGGTGTACCGCTGGGTCGGCTTGACTAATCGTCTCCAGGTGAGGGAGAACTTTGGTTTCCAACTCATAGAGGGCGAGGAGGGCTGGCTCGTCGTTCATTTGGTATAGTTGTACTTGCGTTCGTACTTAGGCTCAAGTTTTACATATACTGGATGGCCACCACTTGGAGGCTTTTTACAGAAATTCTTACACTTGCAGCAGTCACGGGGATTCGTGAGTTGTCTTTTATTGGCGTAGCATGTGTAAGGTAGGTAGATATCCTTCTTGAGAATACGAACAATCCTGTCAATCAAAATCATAATAACTTTTCTTTCACCCAATCTCTATCCTTCTTAAAAATTTTGGACAACTTAGGGTCTTTGTTTTTAAAAAGTATCATGAGAACGTTGAGGCGCCTAAAGAGACCAAGGGGTGGTTCGCCCGCCCTGACCACACGCATGAGTGCGCGGTGCCTCACGAGTTCGGACTTTTCCTTGACATCCTCGTAGCCATGGGCGCTGAGGATACCCGAATTACTGAGGGGGATGCGTACAACCATTTATTGTAAGCAACTTTATTTTTTACCCTCGCATATGAGACATACTCTCTGTCTACTGAAGCAATTGGTGCATAAAAAGTGTTCACATTTGCGAAACTTGACACACTCACCTTGTGCGTGACAGTTTGGACACTTCGAGTTTTTGAATTGAAGGGCTTCATTCTTGAATCTCCAAAAGCATGAGGTACACACCTTTAGGCCAGGTCTCATTGTTTTACCACAGACGGCGAAATTTGGGCAGGTCATCTAATTACACTGTCGGAATAAATTCCCATTTTAAATCGTGGCAAATTTTTTTCCATATGACATCCTGTTGATACAACTTTTCCTTGGACTTGAGAAGTGGAAAGTATTGGAGATAATCATCTTCACCCAAAAGTTCACAAAATTTATAAAGAACATATGAGTAGCTGAGGAAGTTCTTCCTCTCTGTTGGACAGTTTTCATCAAAGGGTTTTTGGATATCTTTGAACATGATTCGTAGATACTCTTCTAACTCTTGTGGCATATTTGGGGGTTTGATACCACTAAGAATATTGGTGATGTATGGTACATGTTCATAATATTTATTTAGTCTCAACTTTTTGAGGAGACCCCTCACCTTGACGTGGGTGATGTCTTCAAGGTTTTTGATTTTCATCTTCTTGAGTTCACTTCGCAGCTGTTCTATGACTTCTGGTGGTATTGTTGTCATCTCTTGTGCCTGAAATTGTGAGAGCCATTCATTGAAGTGATTCTCTCTCTTGTATGAATAGTTGACCACTTTTTCGGATGTCTCCTGTTCCTCCTTATAGGTTAATTCTTCGCTAATGAGTGTCGCAATTATCGCACCACACGAATCACACACGAGGTCACTCGTGTCGTGGAAATGAACGAGGTTGCTATATGGGCATGTTTCACATTGTTCTATGTTTCGTTCACGAGGTTTCGATATGTTTTGTTTCTCGACATCGATGAGATAATCTGTGAAGATGTCTTTTCTCTTGAGACCCACTGTTTCTTTCACGTTAAAGACGTTGTCGGTATTCGTCTCTTCCCCTCCTTCATCAACATGTCGTTTCATGTAGGGCATGCATTTCATTATATACTCGGACATTTCAAATTCATATTTCTTTTTATTTTCCGGGTCGTTTTGTATTGAAGTCTGCCATTCTTCCAACTTATTGTTGTACCTACTTAAAAAATTACCTTCCATTCTTATAAGGAAATGTTTTTCAAACTTTTAAGTACCCTTATTCTTTGGTACAAGAACATTACGACACCAAAAGATTACAGTATCATTTCCGAAGAACTCGAGTATAAGATTGACTACGATTTGAAGTATCAACTCGAGGATGCGTTTTGGAGAGAAGAGAGCAAAGATTGGGATGGCATCCTCGAAGAGTATTATGTCGACGTGACTGGTCGCAACTTCAGGGGGACCACTATACCTCAGAATGTCAAGTACGTCATCTTACGGGTTCGATACATGTTCAATGGTCACGAGTACACATCCATCTCTAACGACTTGAACTTTGTACCCGGGAGGGGTGAAGACACCACGATGCATTTTAGTATCCCTTTGAGTAGTGCTTGGATAGTCGACCATGATGATAAGCCGATGAAAAACATTACTGAAAAGGTGAAACGGTACTCAGGACCTAGGAACGACTTCCATGGTCAAAAAGTTCCTCTCGAACACTTTTTATATTACGACCGAGATGTACTCGAGAGACGATTTCCTAAGATTATCCTCGCCAGTACACTTGGTTTAAAAAAGACCCTGTCAACTACTGAAGACTTTACAACGAATCTTCAGATACCTTAGTCGCCAGATAAAATTTGAGTTCGCCCAAATTGGCGACATTGTATTTCAAAATCAGAAACCTATTTCCCGTTTCCTGTATAATTTGCACAGACGCACACATACTCGTCGCCTTTGTAAAGATATTCAGGTACTTCAGACTGTAGAGACCTGTGATGTCCGGACTCTCATCTGGACATTCAATCGCCGTCTCCTGGTTGGCAAAATCTCCTTCACATCTGAGACGAATTTCCTTACCAGTTCGTTTAATTTCGATATCCGTCCCGATGTTCGACATGTCGCGACACAGACGCTGAAAATCTGCAGAGGGGAGAGTTGTGATGGTTGACATTTCGACATCAGGAACCTCGATGCGACTCTCATTGATATCCAGAAGCTTGAGTTGAAACTTTGTATTAGTCTTCTTGGCCTCACTCAAAATTTCAATGTTCATGTACTCCTTGGAGTTAATTTCAATTCTGAGAATATCATTGTTGGTGATAGTCTTCAAAAGTTTAAAAGTATTTGAGATATTGATACCTGCGATAATTTCTTCCTGTTCGCATTGATATTCTTCAAAGTTGTCCGCTGCAAGAAATATATCGACGAGTGACGTACGTGCTGTATCCAGGGTGACGATATACACGCCGTCAGGTCTGAAATATATATTCACGTCATTGAGAATATCTTTGAGGACTTCAAAGGTTGACTTAAAAGCCGACGCTTGAATTGTCGTAAATTTCATCTCTGGTCTGTGAACGTTTTACATCTTTAACTCTGTATATGCCACACCCTTGGATACATCCCTACTAATTTTTTCCTCGAGCTCTTTTGTCATGGGTGGTTGAAGGGAACGCCCATAGTCGTCCAGGGAAAACATATCAGAAACACCACCACCATCGAGTGTTGTCATACTACACCCAAAACCACCAACGGATGCGTGTGTCACTTCTTTGGCTGGTAATAGGGAGTCGAGCCAGTTTTTGATTTCCGTTCCAACTAGAATCTTTCCATTCTTTGTGAGCATCGTGGGAACACGATTGATTTTGTTCCTATAGTTTGGAGGTATACCCTGTGTATTAACGTTGTGATAATGTACAAGTTGTTTCAGCTGGGGATGTTTGTTGATATACTCGATTACGTCCATAGAATGTTTGCATCTCGGACTATATATCAGCAGTGACATTTATTATGTATATGGTATTTTCTAAAAAAAAATTAACGCATAATAGTAAATATGAATTACGTGATAGTGTTCGCTCTCATCATCATTGTTCTTCTGCTGACCATGAAGAGTGAGGGATTTACAGAAGCTTTCGGTTTATCAGGCTACACCAAACCAGTGGCGTCTGTCAAGCTGGATGACCCCAGACCAAACCTTTCTGGTCTCCGTGAAGTCGAGGCCGTGGTGGACAATGACATGGTGGAGGACTTCGTACTCCTCGCAAACAAGGAAATCTCCAAGCGCACTGGTGTGTGCACGTACATCATCGAGACCACCAAGGTGAAGCACTACAGTGGTAAGGACAAGGATGTTTACGAGTGCATGTTCATGGTCATCAAGAAGGATGGGTTCTCCTTCGGTTTCTCTGTCGTTGCTTCATATGAGATTGAAAATGGTAAGGTTAAGTTGGTTTCCCTGCGAAGCCAACCCCTGGATGTTCAAGCTCCCGATGATGTCACTCCCTTCGTAGAGGGTTCGGAGGGTAAGGAGTTTGTCGATTACAGGCTTGTCAAGGAGGTTGCCGCTCCCACCAAGAGTGA